CTAACCACATCCTAACACAAAAACTATGGAACGTACTATTCACCCTCTTCAACCATTGCCGCCTTCATGTCGTAAGCAGTTAGCTTATCAAAAGATAATCTCCAATCTAAAGAACTTCTGATAAACTCATCGTAAGACACAAACTGTTTTGTTTCACTTACATAGTACTGTGCATCTTCAAAACTCATAGCGTTTCTCCTAGTTTATTACTTTCATATTAAGCGTAACACTGACACAACATTCTAGATCCTACCTGTTCGCACACTTTTACTTGTTCTTTTGGCTCACATCTAACATGTTCAGGTGACATGTAATCCCATATCGAAGGGCCTTGAGAGACTGAGCAAGACATTAATAAAAGTACGGGTAATAGAATACTAACCCTCACAACTAAGACACTCCATGTCTTCTAAGTTTATCTTAGGTATTTTAATGTTTACATTTTCTGTAGATCTTGCTGCATCTGAGCGTAGATAGTAAAGAGACTTTAACTTATTAGCCCCAGCCCAATGAACAGAATTAATGTACTCAAGATAAGAATCGTGAACGTCTTGGGGTTCTGTAGCTTTTGGGAAAGCAAAGAATAAGTTAATGCTCTGGCTCTGACAGATGTAGTTCTGTCTCTGGTATGCATGTTCAACCATCCATATCTGGTTAAGTTCGGGTGCTGTTTTAAATATCTCCTTTTCTTCTTCAGATAGTTCTTCAAGATGTTGAACAGAGCCTTCATGAGCCGCAATATCTTTCCAGGTTTTTTCATTGTTTATCCCCTTTTCTTCGAGAAGAAGTTCAAGATATTTGTTTTTAACTTTGTAACTCCCTGAAAGAGTTTTGTGTGTAAATACGTTGGCCCTTTGAGGCTCGACACTAGGACTAGTTCCACCGCATATAATAGAACTACTAGCGTTAGGAGCGATAGCAAGAAGATGGCTATTCCTAAGACCGCTACCAACCATATCAGGAGCTTCGCCCCGTTCTTCAGCCAAACGCCTACTAGCTGAAACAGCTCTTTCTTTGATATGGGAGAATGCCCTATGGTTGAAACTTGTGGCGTACATACTTTCAAAATTAATTCCGTTACGCTGTAGGTAACTGCAAAACCCCATTGCCCCAAGGCCGATTGCGCGTTCTCTATATGCACTATAAGCGGCTTTTGTAAACCCTTTGTGATCTTCTTTAACATAATTTTTAAACCTGTCGTAAGTTGCGTTGTACCTACCTAACCCTTTTGTATCTACAGAATGCTCTATAAAATTTTCTAAAACATTATCCAACATAGTTATCATGTCATCTATAAACTGCTCTGAGTTTTTCCACTCGTCAAAATATTCCAGATTAACTGAGCTCAAACAACAAACAGCAGTCCGTTCGTTGTCAGTAGGTAATGTTATTTCAGAACAAAGATTACTTTGTGTTACTTCAAGACCTAAATCTTTTTGTTCCTGGGGTAGTGCTTCATTGCAACGATCTAAGTTTACAATGTAAGGCTCTCCAGTTTCTGCTCTGGTGTGTAGTAGTTGAAACCATATGTCTCTTGCGGGTATTGTCTTTACAGCTTCTTTAGTTTTAGGATCTATTAAACGCCACTCAGAATTTTCTTGAACAGCATTTAAAAATCTATCGTTAATAGTAACTGCGTTATGAAGGTTTAAACATTTACGATTTAGATCTCCTCCAGTAGTCTTTCGCATGTTGATGAATTCTTCTATCTCAGGGTGAGAAACGTCTAGATAAGCAGCGTATGATCCTCTTCTGGTAACTCCCTGATTGAAAGCTAACATCTGGGAATCTACTACATGCATGAATGGGATAGAACCAGTAGACTTACTGCCGTTAGAAGTGCTAATACCATTACTGCGCACACCAGACCAGCACCCGCCGATACCTCCACCTCCAGATGCAAGCCATATGTTTTCGTCATAATGATCAGATAGGCCAACCCTTGAATCAGGAACTGAATTAAGAAAGCAGCTAATAGGAAGGCCACGCGAGGTTCCTGCGTTACTAAGTATAGGAGTACTAAAACCAAACCAATGATCACTTGCGTAGTTGTAAAGTCTTTGCGCAAGATCGAAATCAGTAACTCCTTTATAAGTAGCGCAATATGTAGCAGCCCTAGCGAAAGCTTCTTGAGCATGTGTCTCCTCTCCCCAAAAGTATCTATCTTTTAAAGTTTCTAATGAGAATTCATTTAGATTTTTTTCTTTGTCGTAGTCTATCTGTATGCCTAAATAATTAGTTATCCCATTCTTCCAAATCATCTTGACTGCCCCTCTCTTTTACTTTTGATTTATTATAATCTTTAGACTGTTCTTTGTGCTTCGCTGCTTTCTTCTTCTGAAACCGCTGAGATCTTTCAGCTTTTCTGTCCCAAGGCATCTTCATTCTCCGTCCAGTATTCTAAAAGTTTATTTTCGTACCAAGCCGCTTTGCGTTGATCATCTATTGGAGAACCTTTGTATCTCATCCTCCACCTGTACTTCAACGAATTGCCACGTAAATAGCCAACAAACTCATCAGGAGTAAGCATAGCTTCTATAGCTTCTATGCACTCAACCGCTCCTTGATTATAGTGTTCTGGGTTATTTATATTATCCACCATAGCACCATTAATAAGCTTAGAGTAAGTTGTACCAAGAGCAGTAAGAGCATTACTTTCAGCATGTTCTTTATTTCTTCTATCATTCATCTCATCCCATTCTTCTGGTGTTGCTTCGTCTATACTCATGTTCATCCTTATCTATGTCCTGGGGTTTCGTCAGTGTTACCGCAACCTAACAGCTCACAGTGAGGCCAGTTAACACATCCTAAATGATACACATCGTCCCATTCATCTTCTGGTAAATCTTCTTCTTCGTTCATTGCATCTCCAAATTAATTTTATCGTTACGTTTTTTAAAGTCTTCAGTTTCTCTAGATTCAGAATCTATCCAAGCTGCTGGTATAGACTCCTCACTAAACCATCTGAATCCGTTTGTTCCTGCCCATTCTGCGTGTGATCTTTTTGTTCCGTCTTTTCTTCTCTTAGCTCCTGGCATAGGGGCTGAAGGATTAGCAAACAAGAAGACTAACTCCGTATTTTTAGGTAGGTTCTTTTTAACCCATATGTATTTATTATACTCTGCAAAGTCCCAGAATCTTCCTTTAGATTCTAACAAGATAGTTTTTCTTCCTATCTTTCTTACAAAGTCTGGTTCGTATGTGTGTTCAATTATGTAATTAATTTTTTCTGAATGGTGCTGCCAATCTTTTAATATTGATTCATGCAACACGGCTTCCCATATTGAATCATATGTGTGGTTGTCAGGGGTAACAATCTTTCTAGGTCTTGGTACTCTTGGTTTTCTTTTACCACTTACTACTTTCTTTTTAGTACTAATCGTCTTCATCCTGTATAGGTCTTCTGTTAGCAACGTCCTCAAGATCTTTCATCGTGATAGATTCCAGATCTCTACCAGCCCTTACGAGTTTCTTAATACACTTCCTAGTCCACTTAGGCCCATAGAAACTTAGCCTTAAAGATTTGTTAGCGTAAAAATAATTTACATCAGGGAGAAAAGAATTCAAGTTCTCCAGTGAAACCTTGTGATAATCTTCTTCAGGTATCAAAGTCTTCAACCATTCTAGAAGTAAATTATCAGCATGCTTGTTTATCTTCTTCATAGTCTTTGGGTTCATGTTATCTCCTCGACTCTAGGCTCAGAAACTACTTTAGTAAAGTATTTTAAACCGTTGGAATACTTGAATATTCTAAGGCCATTGCCTTCATTAGAATCTGACCAGCAATCATTTTTGTAGTTGCAATACACGCAGGGAGGAGGTAAAATTTCATTACCTTTTTTACCTTCTGGTATAGGAGTATAACATTTCTCTGGAGGACTGTCAAGTTCTAAAGCTTCTTTAAGCGTTTTAATTTTTTCTTTTGCGTTTGGTTTTGAGAAAGGTCCTGGTCTGAACAGTGCAAGCTCTCCTGACTCTTTATTGATTGCTAAGAATCCTCCGTCAGAAGTTCCTTCCGCTGCTTCATAGCCTGACAACTGAGCCATGTAACCAAAGGTATCGTTATTAGGTAATGTCCCCTCTGAAAACTTTTTGAATGCAAAGTTAGATGCAGTCTTTATGTCCACAACTTCACCGTCTATCTTGCAGTCTATGTGGCCCTTGATACCATCAACCTCTACTTCTTTTTGTTCGTCAGATACAGGATGCCCTGCCATCTTAACGAGCAGCAAAAGAACTTCTTCAAGTAAATGTCCGTATAGAAACTTAATTCTAGTGACTGCGTTAGGCTTAAACGGTTTGTCGTTCTTAGAGTCGTACCATAACTGCCTCGCTGGACGGCCTATGTTGCTCATACGCAAGCCTTTAGCTTGGTTCTTTGGTTGTGACCACTGTAGAACAGCGTCTTGTATACGGCTTGCAAAGTCCTCTAAGAGCTCTGGATCTATCTCCTCCTCTCTATCAATAACATCATAGATGTCTTCTATTAAGTACTGTAGTCTGTCAGAATAGTTCACGCTGTCTGTCCCCTTTAGATTCAATGAATGTAAGCTTGCGAGTTACAGGATTAAAAGCTAGTAACTTTACCCCCAACTCTTTTTGTTTTGCTGTTCTTACTCTTTTATTTCTATAAACACCATCGGATATTTTACCCATTGTTTTTACGTCTATGAGTATTGTTTCGCCTTTATCATTTATCGCTACAATATCTATAGGGCCTGTACATCCACAGTTTTTAAACACATCATAACCGTTATCCCATAACCAAGTGATCGCATAATATTCTGCTATGTCGCCTACTCTGCTGGGATCAGTGAGTTTCTGACCAGTTTCTTCCGACATTGTATTCTCCATCAAGAGGACAAGAAAGTTTAAAGTGTTCGCCAGCTTCTTTAATTGCCTTAACGCCCAGCATGCCTACTTCTTTAGCAATGTCTTCTCTGGCTTCTACCTGCCATTCATCGTGTACATTACAGACAAAGTGTGCGTCCATATCTTCGATGTACTCATTGAATATCAAAAGAGCTTTCTTCATGACGATAGATCCTGCACCTTGTAGTAGAGTATTCAATGCTGAATGTTCTGACCTGACATAAAGCTTTCTACCGTCTAATCCTTTCAAGTATCCTTTTGCTGATGTTCTTGCAACTTCATCTTTAAGAGATCTAAATGATGGTAGATTATGTAGGAAATGTTTTCTAATCCGTCCTGCGTCTTCTGCACTTCCTCCAATAATTTCTGATAATCGATTGTTCCCGGCTCCGTAACATAGCGCATAGATGAATACCTTTGCCGTATTTCTTGATTCAAGTCCTGCAATTCTTTGATTATGGGTGTGGATATCTCCGTTAATGATTTCATTTGTATAGTCCTCATCGTTCATCATTGAAGCAAGCATACGCAACTCCAATCCAGAAGCGTCTATGCCTACCAAGTTGTAGCCCTTGGGTACAGTCCAACACTCTCTACACTCAATACCGTAGGGAGAAGATGAGTTAGGTACTTGGGCCATGTTAGGTTCACGGTGAGTCATACGCCCCGTAATAGTACCATTAGGTATGACAAATCCATGAACTCTTCCGTCTTCTTTTACAGCTTCTATCCAGGATTTAACTTGAGCTTCCCGCTTTTGATACATCAGATAATCTTTAATCAATTCAGCTTCAGGAATATCTGTTATCTCCGATAGAGTTTTCTCATTAACTACTGGTCTTCCGTTAACAGTAAACTCTTTTGGCTTCCATCCAAACTCTAAAAGATATTCGCCAATCTGCTTTCTAGATCCTATGTTAAAGTCTACTATAGTAGTTCTAGAAGTTTTAAAGTTACCGCCTTGTGAAAGGAAATGATGCTCGTCTGAAGAAAGCCTCACGCCCTTGCCACTAGGATTATCCCAAGTCCCTGTCTTAGATATAGCACCTGACTTAGTTTCTTTTCGGTAGATTAACCGCCTATCTACTTTAGGTTTGAACACCTTGGCAACCTTATCTTCAGCCTCCTTCATCTTCTCACGCATTAGAGCAAGAAGCATGTTGGCCTTGAACTCGTCAAAGTAAAAGCCATGTTTCTCTTGTGACTTTAAGATCTTAGCCACTCCCGATTCGAGCTCAATAGATTCAGGGGAGAACCCTGCACTTTCCTGTCTCAAAGATTTATATACCTTAACATTGACTCCGACATCTCTCTTACAATACTCCATCATCTCTTCAGAGTAGTGATCAAACTGTTCAAATTCAATTTTAGGTAGTCCTAACTTAGCACCCCATACTGCAAGGCTATGTCCTCCTTCTCTAACTGGATTAAAAAGTCTAGATAAAACTAGAGTATCTATTATCTTTTGATTACCAAGTTTAAAAGAAGTCAACTCTTCTAGAACTGGTATGTCAAACCCTATGATGTTATGGCCTGATAGTTGAGTAGCGTTATTCAAAAGCTTAACACCCTCTTCAATTTCATCAGGGCCGTATGCCCATACTTCTCCTGTATCAATCTCCTGTGCGACTAAGCACCAGACTACAGAGGACTCTAGGCCATCCGTTTCAATGTCAAAAAGTAGTTTCATAATCCTCACTTATTCCTGGTTTAGAATCAGGGTCAGCTACTTCACTAAGTCTTCCTGTATCTTTGTCATAGTACAAGTGTGTCGCTACTCCTACATCACCTGTATATCTTGACTTCAATACTCTTACCCTAGTGGTAGATGCCTTCACTGGATCATCAGACTGACTATCTCGCTCAAGAGTAATAACACAATCACTGATCTGACTTATAGAACTTGAGCCTCGAAGGTGGCTTAGGTCTGTAGCTACTCCCTGCTCATGTCCTTTGTTACCATCAATCCTTCTTAGGTGTGAGACAAGTATCAGTCCCGCTCCTGTCTCTTCAACAAGCGATCTAAGTCTGGTCATTATAGAATCAATAGACCTTCTCTCATCCCCTTCCAATGTTGCAGACACCATCATATGTAAGTGATCTAGAACCACCCACCTACACTCGCAGCCTACAATCATGTACCTGAGTTTTGAAAAGATACCATCGATATCATTAGATCCAAAGTGAGCGTGTATCCAAAGCCTATCATTGTTGTCGTTGTCGATGAACATATCATCAAACATGATCTCCAATTCCTCTTTAGAATACCCCTCTCTCACGCTATCAATATGCAATCTGGCGTTGGCTTCAATGCTCAAGATACCATCAACAGTCCTAGTCCAATCTTCTTCAAGGGCTACGATGCCTACGTTATCTTGAGTATTCTTTATCAGCCAGTGTTCAAGTTCGCGCGTGACACTTGTCTTACCCAAACCTGTCCCACCTGCAAGGGTGATCAACTCACCTTGTCGCATACCTTCTAGCTTTGTGTTTAAGCCTTCCCAAGGATATGGGATAGACTTCTTCTTGACCCTGTTATGAAACTTGTCTTTGTTTTCTGACACGTTGAGGACACCACTAGGAGTATAAGTCTTAGCGTTCCACCATGCATTAACAAAGGCCCCGTGTTGATTCTTCTTGAGCATGTCATTAGCATCTTTGAACCCTTCAGGCATGACAACTATCTTAGCTTTGTTAGGCTTCAATAGTCTAGCTACCTTCTTCGCAGCTTCTTGTCCTGGTTTGTCAGCATCAAAGGCTATGTGAATGTTGTCAAACCTCTCAAGAAATTCTATCTGTGATTTGACATCACGCTCTGCACCTTGAGCTCCGCTTCTTATAGAAACTACGGGCCACTTAGAACCAAGCAGTTCATAAGCGGCCATAGCATCACATTCTCCTTCAACTAATGTTATGTATTTAGATCCCTTATCACTGACTATCTGCTGTCCAAACAGTCCACACTCAGTAATAGGGCCATTACTCAAGAACCCTTTCGTGTCTACTACTCTTGTCTTATAGGCTACCTCCTCCGAGCCATTGTAGTAGGGATAGAAGTGACGAGTGATTTCGCCTTTGGCATTCTTCACTGATCTCACGCCATATTTTTTAGCTGTATCTAGTGATATACCTCTGTCAGTTAGTGGATAAAACTCCCCCTCTTTGATTGTTGTATCATCCTTGACAAGCCTTGGAGACTCCACACTTCCTTCAGTGTAGGCCCTGATGTAAGCACCGCATGAAAAACATTTGGCACTCCCATCTTCGTTAACCCCAAGGCATTCTTTGTGGCCGCATTCTGGGCAGTCTTTATGTGTTTCCACAAAAGGCATAGGCTAATTCTCCGCTTGTTCATCTTCCTCTAGTAGTGCCTCGTCCGAAAGGTTGGCTTTGATAACAGTATTAAACTGTGCCTGTGCTGCGCGTAGTGTTGCCATACGCATCTCAGCCTCCCTTAGTTCACCGTTCTGAAGGTTGGCAAGCATCATGAATGCCTGTTGTCCTTCAGCATTAAGCTTCGATACATCGTAATCCTTCTCCTCATTACGATATACCATTGATGGTTTTGAAACTTCTTCAGTCATATCTTCTCCTTATTCAAATGCCAATTTAACTGAGCCTTGAGGAGCGTACTCCACCAAGTCAACCACTTGTACCACTTCCAGGATAGCCCTCTTGTACTGCTTTGATGGGCCATAAGCACCACTGGATCTCCACTGGACGTTAACCTTTGAGCCGTTACCAACTTGAACATCGATATCTTCCATGTCCGTATTGATAAGCATGGGAGGATCATTCGGAGCTCCCTTGCTGTTCTTCTCCCAAAGGTAGAACAGTATCACTGGATCTTCAGTGTACTTGCGTGAACCCGCATCGTACAGTCCTGCATTAAACCCAGCATCCTTGAACGCTTGAAAGATCTCGTCCGATACTGCAAGGTTTATTTCGTAACCGTACTTATCCCCATTGAAGTCAGGCTTTGCCACCTTGATACTAGAGTAATAAGCCACCCCAGGAATTACCTTTGGTATACCTTCTATCTGTTGCATATATAATGCTCCTCGTACTTTTGAATAAATGGATTGTAGATATCTTCCCTGAAGTCGATATCGATTCCGTCACCTACCTCAACAACAATCGTATTGCTATTAGGCTTCCGCTTTGCAGCCATCAACATACACTTGTTCTCGTAAAGAGTACGCATGTACTTTGATACTGTAAATTTTTCATACTGGTCTACTGTAAACTCAAACACTACCAATCCCCCAAGTCATCTTGAAAGTCACTAAATAAAGTTGCTAACGTATCACCTCTTAAAGACCAATCACCAACCTCTCTACATCTTCCTTCAACAAAAACAAAAAACTTATCTTTTATTCTTTTAGAAGGTTGTTTAGCACCTATATTTAAAGTCCAAAGCTGAGACCAATAATCATCTATGTTAGAATAGAATTCTTCTCTAGGATCTGTAGCACTCATTGTTTGTCTCCTAAAATTGAGATGTTAGGGTAGCATAGATCCTCACAGAAGTCAAGTACTTTTTCTCTGTCAGGTGAAATTAAATCGTTGATTGATTCTGTTGACTCAATGGCCCTCTGAATCTCTTCAACATCATCGAGCTCACCGCTAAAATAATAAAACTCTTTATCAATATTCACGTTGCATTCTCCTCATATTTTCTAAGTTTCAGTATAAGTTTACGTCTTAGATTACCATTAATGTTATCTGCTTTATGGTGATCACTAACACCAATGGCAACTAATATATCTAGAACTTCTGTTAAAGTTAATTCAACTACTATGGGTTCCGCTTTCATTATTTAACACTCTCCTCATACTCAATCACCAACGACCACTTAAACCTAGAGGGTGTTACCCCACGATCTGCAA